GATATCAATAATACTCCTAATATTACTCCAGAATTGCCTGGTATTCAAGATTGGTTTCAACGAAGAGTGTTATATACACATAATCAATCAAATCCAGCAATGAATTGGATTATTAATCATGATTTAAACAATCATCCAATGTTTGATGTAGTTATTGATACTGGTGATGGTATATTAATACCGTCATCCCCTACAATAACAACAATCGATAGCAATAATTCAAAATTAACATTTAGTGTTCCAAGTTTCGGTATTGCTCAAGCAATATCATTATCCTCACAAAATGTTTATAATACACCAATACCAACAAACGCTCCTATTAAGCAACAACTTACAATTCCTAATGGGTTATTAACCATTGCCACCCGCAATACAAACAATTCAATACAAATAAACACAAATTGGCAAACAACCACTCCACTATTATTACAATATACTAATATTGGATTAACTCCTAATGTGTTTTCTCCTTGGGCAGATACAAAAAAACTGTATATTAATGGATTAATGTACTCTACAAGAACAATAAACATATTACACGACTCTAATAATGGGTCAAATTTTATTAATGGTAATATACCTAATAATTGTTCTTTTACGTTGTCAATACCTGATAAGTCAGAAGTACTAATATTATTAGCAACATCACCATATACAACAAATGATAAAATATATGACAAATATATTAACACTAAATCAGCATCTGATATATCAAAAGCTCTATTAACATATTCTAATGGTATGTTATATGCAGATCCTTCTATAATTAAATCTATATATCCATATATCAAAGTTGTATAATTTTAAAATATAACGTATAATTTAATTAAGTGTAATTAAATTATAGGGTACAATGTGATTAAAAGCAAAAAACAAAAACTAATGATTGAATATTTGTTATCATCACCTGATACTTATATCATTTGTAAGACCATATTAAAAGCTGAATACTTTAATCCTGAGTATAGACAATCTGTAAATTTTATTCATAATTATCATGATAATTATAATGCTATACCTTCTCTTGATCTAATCCAAGCTGAAACTGACATGAAGTTTGATGTTCGTCAAGTAACAAAAGATGAGATAGAGTATTGTTCGACTGAAATAGAAAAATTTTGTAGACAAAGAGGGTGTGAACAAGCTGTTGAAAAGGCTTCATTATTGCTTAATAAAGATCAACCAGATATGATTGAATCTATTATTAAAGATGCTGTGTCTATATCTCTTAACAAAGATGTTGGATCGGATTATTTTCAAAACGTACGAAGTAGATTAGAGCGACTATCAAAAGAACCACAAAGAATATCAACTGGGTGGAGTGGTGTAGATGATTTATTAGGAGGTGGGTTAGCTAGATCTGAATTAATATTGTGGTCAGCAAATTCAGGAGGTGGTAAATCTATAACATTGGCAAATTTAGCTATTAATATGGTTATGCAAAAGTTAAATGTTTTGTATATCACATTAGAGTTATCGACTGATATGGTAGAACAACGATTTGATTCTATGTTTACTGGAGTACCAACAGTAAATTGGTTACCTAATATGGATAAAATTATTAACGAGGTTTCTGAAATTGGTGAAGATTTTGGTAAACTTATTGTTCATCGGATGCAAACTGGAACAACTGCTAATGCTATTAGAGGATTTTTAAAAGAATTTGAACTCAAAAATGGATATATACCAGATTTGTTAATCGTGGATTATTTAGATGCAATGGGAGCAAATGAACACGTATCAGCTGATAATATACACGAAAAGGATAAAAGAGCTACAGAACAATTACGTGATATATTAATAGATTATTCTATGATGGGGGCTACAGCAAGCCAACAAAATCGATGCTTAGCATTAAATACTGTTGTTGAATTAATTGGTGGTGTTTTTAAACAAATAAAAGATGTTATTGTTGGTGACAAATTATTCAATGGAACAACATATAATTCTGTTACGGAGGTACTACCTACTACAAAACAAAAAACATACAAAATCACAACCAAATCTGGTAAAGAAATAATATGTAGTGGTAACCATAAGTTTCTTACTACAGATAACCAACTGGGTACTATATTTGATGGAACTATTAAACAATGTACGAAATTATTTATTAAGTTTAAAATATTGTTGTCAAGCAGATGCAACAAACCAACTGAGGTAACAAATATGGTTTATGATATTGACTGGTTTAGTAGTAGAATACAAATTGAAAATGATGAAGTTAAAAATCAAATACTCGAATATATACAGACTAAACATTTTCAAACAATATCACATTATGATAGACAACGTGTTCTTAAAATATTCAAGAATAGAATACTTGGAAATGTTAATGTTAATTATGACATTATTATTAGATGTTTATCTATAGGTAAAGATTCATCTTCATTGGAATCTCACAAATTAAGATTTGGCGACCAATATGGAACAAAAAAGTTCTATGAAAAGGCTAATGCTTGTAAATTTAATAAAGATAGATTTGTTGAACAACATGGGTTAGAAAAAGCAACTGAATTATTGTCTAAGCGTGGAGCATCATGTTCAAATTATATTGAACGTTATGGTGAGGAATTGGGTAACATTAAGTGGAACGAATACAAAACTAAACGAAAAGCTACATACCAATCTAGATCTGGTTCATATGAAAAACGAAATTTAGATTACTTTATTGACAAATATGGAATTGATAAAGGTACACTCATTTGGAAAAATAGAAACGATAAAATATCATATAAAAATTCTAAAGCATATGTATTGACATTACATAACCCTAATATTGTTGATCAGATTTTTTATAAAAGAAAATCTAGAGGATTACAATACTATATTTTAAAATATGGTGCAACTTTAGGTGAGAAAAAACATAACGAATTAAAACTTAAGCGGATCTTATATCGATCTAAAGATTATCTGATACAAAAACACGGAGAAGAACATGGTTTAGTATTATACAATCAATACAGATTCAAAACCAAAAAAGCTGGTAAGCGAGGATCAAAGATTTCAAAACAGTTGTTTGATGCTATATTGTCTAATATAGTAGATGTGAATGAGACCTATTATTGGTCACAACCTAGTGGTGAATGGAGAATATCAATTAATAATGATGATAGGCAGCTATTAAACAACAACCAACAAAACCTCTTTGTTGATTTTAAATATCAACAAAGTATAATAGAATTCTTCGGAGATTTTTGGCATGCAAATCCAGCTTTATATGCTGACAATGATATATGCAATCCTTTTAGCCAATTAACAGCAAAAGAAATCAGAGAATCCGATGCAAATAGACTTCAAATCTTACAACAAAAAGGATTTAATGTGCTAGTCATATGGGAACAGGAGTTCAGAGTGAACCCTGATGCTACAATAACAAAATGTTTAAATTTTTTAGGAATAAAACATGTTAATAGAAGATGAAATTCTAACAATTGAAGAATATGGAGAAATAGAAACAATTGATATTAATTTAGATGGAAATAGATTGTTTTTGGCCAATGGTATTTTGACTCATAATTCAGCCATTGATGCAACTGAGTTAAATCAAAGTCATATTGCTGGTGGTATATCAAAAGTAAACACCGCAGATTGGTACTTGTCTATTATATTTAACAATAGCATGAGAGCAATGGGGGACATTATATTCTTATTTTTAAAATCTCGTAGTAGTGATGCTGTTGGTAAACAGGTATTATTAAAATGGGTCAATAATAGATTAAGAATTACAGATTCGGATAAAAAATTACAAAGTGATGTAATAGTTGAACAAGTTGCATCAAAAACAAAAAACAAAAGTTTATTGGATATTATGGATTTATAGCATTAAACATCGTTGACATTTATATTATAAGCAATTATAATATACTGGTGTTATTAAGACACGAATACCTTAATATTTTTAATAATAAATAACTTTATCAATTTTTAACAACAACAAAAGGAAATTACATATGTCTATTGAAATTCAAAAAACTCTTACTATTACTATTGATGATGCAGTATATGATGTAGCTGATACTAGCGAAGAAGTACAACAAATGATTGTTTATCTTGACGAATGGCGTCAAAATGAGGCCGATGAAGCTGCAAGTTTGTTAAAAACTCGTGCCGCTCTTCGTGAGATTCAAAATATGATTTTAGCACAAATTCAAAAAGAAGCAGAAGATAATGGAGACGAAGAAGAAGCTTCTGCTGGATTACAAGCACCAGAAGCTGAAGTAACAGCTGCTTAATCAATTCTGATTAAATAAGAATAAAGGCATATAACTAGTTATATGCCTTTTCTTATAAATATATACATAACGAGATATATTTATAGGAAATCACGATGAACCTACTCAAAGAATTCAAATCACTGACCAACTCAAAAAAAATATTTGAGGATATTGGTGGTGCAGCTGTATCAGCTAATAGCATTGCAGCCAGTCCAATGCCATTGCTATCAACAATGATCACAAGATCCCCTACTACTAAAATTACTTCACCAAAAGTAATCAATTTTGGATCAAAACGATATAAACCAAAACAAAAAAATAAAATATCTGAATATGCATTATCAAGCGTATTCAAAGTAGTTGAAAGTCTTGGTCCAGATAAAGGAGATGATAACTTGAATACTACTGGCATTATATCTAAACTAAAAAACCTAGAAAGCAAAGAAGCAGTTGATTACCGTGATACTGTAACATTTGGATTAGTTGATTCAAATGATGGAACTGTAAAAGTAACTGTTCCTAGAGATCAAGCAGCTGGATTTGAACAAGATTTGCATCATTTTTTAGGTGCATATAGCGAATCTGAACCATCACCAGAAATTGCAGAAGTGCTTTTTAAATTAAAAAATAATTATAACATTATTAACGTTGAGTGGCCTGATAGTATGGAAGATGCTGAAGAAAGTTCTGAATACAAACCTAACAAAGAAGGTGGTGAAGAGGAATTTCCTGGTGAAGAAGGTGACGAAGGTGGTGAAGAGGAATTTCCTGATGAAGAAGGTAATAAATTAGATCAAGGTGCTCCAATGGATACTGGATCAACAGATAAAGTTACTGACTTATTAACTCAAGTTATTGATATGATGAAGGCCGATGCAGATGCTAGGAAATCAGAAGCTCAAGCTAGAGAAGCAGAAGCCAAAACCCACCAAGCAAATGCTGCTAGGAACCAAGCTATGGCTAGAGTTAAACAAGAAGAACAATTTTTAGACATGGATTCATATCAAAAAAATCAAAAAGAAAAAGATAAAGAAGCTAAACGATTAGCACAATTAGCTAAATGGAAACATGATTTAGCTACAGATAAAGAGAAGTCTAGACCAGCTCAAGAACCACAATATGATTTCTTGCCTGGTGATGAAAACGAAGAATATGCTAAATTGGGTAGAGGGTATCGTCACATTGAAGATGAAGAATATACATCCAGAACACAAACACCTACAAAGCTTCAGCCACAACAATCCAATAAAGTGGTTAGAGGCAAAGTTCACCCATCTGATATAGCAAAATTTATAATGAGCAGAGTTAAACCATAAGGATTATTAATCATGACAACAGTATCTTTTAAAGAATTTCTTACACTTGTGGTCGAAAACGATCAACTTAATAAAAATGTAGCTGATATTCAAGCACAAATGAGCCAAATTGATAATACAATTAACCAACGAACTAGTTCATTAATGGCACAAAAGGCTCAACTACAACGCAGATATTCACAATTATTAAAACAAAAACAAGCTGCTGATCAAGCTGATCAACAAAAAGCAAAACAACAAGATCAACAAATGCAAAAACAAACAAACCAAAACCAACAAATGCAAACAAATAACCCAGGAGTCACGTTAAATAATATACCTGGAAATAATAACCTTGCTCAACAACGCATTTAATTGTTGAGGCATATATGTTTGAACACGTAGGATTAACGATTGATGATATACCAACAATTAATAAAAACGGTCAACGTTTTTATAAAGTTGATAATGATAGGATATATCCATCAATTACTACAATTTTAGGATCAATTGAGAAACCAGGATTAATTGATTGGAGAAATTCGTTAGGTGATAAAGCAGCTGATAAAGAAATGAAAAGAGCAGCTGATAGAGGTACCGCTGTTCATTCAATGATTGAGTTAATGCTAGATAATCATGATGATCCAACACATGGTCATAAAATAGAACATATAACCGAATTTAAAAGTTTACGAACATATTTAAAGAAAATAAATAAAATTATTACACAAGAAGCTGCCCTTTATAGTGACACAATGCAAGTAGCTGGACGAGTTGATTGTATTGCTGAATATAAAGGAAAATTGGCTATAATAGATTTTAAAACATCAACGAATAGTAAAGATAAAAAAATAATAACTGATTATTTTTTACAAACTACCGCTTATGCGCTAATGTTTGATGAACTGTACAATATACAAATAAATGACATTGTAATTATAATGAGTGTAGAAAAAGATGTACCGTTAATATTTACTGGCATAGTTGATGATTATATTGAACCACTATTAAAACGTATAAATACCTTTTATAATAAAAAATAAGGATATCTTATATGAATGATAGAATGATAGGTAACACTGTTAGTGTTAAGTTTTCCTCTTTAGGTAATGCAAACGAAATTTCAGGTAAAGTTGATACAGGAGCAACTAACTCGTCATTGCATGCATTAGACATTAAAGTAAACGGAGACTCAGTCACATTTAGATGTCCTGAATTGTCTGACAATTCAATCACAATGGACTTATCAGGATCTCAAGAAGTATTATCAGCTGATGCTGGTGGTCAACAACGACCAGTAGTTCACTTAGATGTGTGTATTGATGGTGTAGAATTATCCAGAGTTAATTTTAATCTTAATGATAGAAGTGAAATGGATTCACCAATATTAATTGGTCAAAATATACTAAAAGCTGGAAACTTCATTATTGATGTTAATAAAGACGATGATCCAGAGGATATTCAACGAGAATCAGTTCAACTAGATGAAGTTAAATCTGAATCTAAAACCAAACGAGAACAAAATGTTTTACAGGCTATTAAATTACTAAAAGAAAATGATGTTACTATATATGAATTGGTTGAGTTTTTAAGAACATCACCACTTTATTTAAGAAACGGAGAGAATGTAGATGAGTGATCACAAATCACCATTTTATGTAATTGAAGACTTTTTGTCACCATTAACGTGTGAATTAATCGTAGACAATTGTAATTTTTTTGTACCAGACAAAGACAAAGATGGTTTTAATATTAAAACACTAAAATCCAATGAAGAATCTGAATCAATTGTATATGAAAGATTACGCAACCAAATTATCCCTATAATACAAGACTATTATGATTGTAAATATAAGGGAACAGAATCTATTACATTTGAATGGTATCCAATAGGGAGCAACAGCGCTCCTGTATCTGGAAATAGTACCAATATCAAAGGTAAATGGGTGAGGACCAACACTAGGGATTTTACTGGTGTTATATTTTTAAGTGACTATCAAGATCAACCTCCAATTGATGGAGAGTTTGAAGTATATGGAGGTAAATTAGAATTTGTACAACACCAATTTGGCTTTAATCCTAAACGTGGTACCTTGGTAATATTTCCAAGTGATCCACATTTTTTAAATAACACTTCTAGTGTTATGGTAGGGAATCTGTTTCAAGTAAGATTTCACATATCAGCTCAACAACCCTGGATATATCGACCACAACAATTTCCAGGTAACTACACTTTGTGGTTTAATCAATAATTCAATTACTTATAGATTTAATTAAGAAATTAAAGTATAATCTATATTTCTATGTAGTTTATTAAAACATAGGAACAAGAATTATCAAACGATAGGAGGAAAATGTGTATGATAACACAAAAACATTTATTCCAATTCGCTGCGATATCAATATTGTTCGTAGTGTTCATGTGTAATTTATCACAAGCATCAGCTAAAGGTAGTTCACACAGGAGTATAAAACATAATAAAGTGACCACTAGTCAACATTTAGTGACACATAAAAGGGTATACGTTAATAAGTTTTTAACATATAAAAAAAATAAAACAAACTATAATAAAATAGGGTTAGCCTCATTTTATGGATATGAATCCGGTACGCGTACAGCAATGGGAACAAGATTTAACCCATTGGGATTATCTGCTGCCCATAGAACATTACCATTAGCATCAACCGTTAAAGTTACAAACTTACGTAACCATAAAACAGTTAATTTGTTAATTAATGATCGTGGACCTTATGTTAGAGGTAGATTAATAGATCTATCATTAGGAGCAGCTAGAGTATTAGGTATTAAAGGAGTAGAAAAAGTATCTATTAAATTGCTTTAATTTTTTAACAATCGGAGATATAATAATGGCAAGATTTAAGCCTAAACAAAAACAAGAAAATGATGGTGGACATAGTGTACTAGTAGACCCAGAACAACGCAAGAAATTTAAGCAATGTTTGGCTACTGTTACTCATTATCTTCAAATCATTGATGACCAAAAAGAGGCCATCAAAGAAACAATTGAAGAAACATCAGCAACATTTTCTGTCGATAAGAAATTGGTTCGTAAATTATCTAATGTTATGTTTAAACACAATTATGCAGATATTCAAGAAGAAAATGAACACTTTGCATTATTGTATGAAACTTTAATTGGATTAAATAGTGTGACAAAAGATCCACTAGAAGACGAAGACGATTCTGACGATCTAGATTAATATTAACCACAAAAAGAGCCAATAATTATTGGCTCTTTTTTCTTTATAAGATACCAATGAGCTATATATCAACTAAAATACAAGGCAATGAAGTATTAGTTTGGGAACGAACTAATCCTGATGAGCGTCATTATACAATATATGATGCCCCGTATTACTTTTATATTGATGATGTACATGGAAATTATACTACCATGTATAACACAAAAGTATCCAAAGTATCATTCAATACTAGTAAAGAAGCCTATCTAGCTAAACAACAATACACCGAACAAAAAATTAGATTATGGGAAAGTGATATTGGACCTGACCTACGAATATTATCCAATAATTACTACAACGTAGAAGCACCAAAATTAAACGTAACCCATCTTGATATCGAGACCGCTTACGATAAAATAAAAGGATATGGTAGTCCTTTAAATCCTTTT